CCTAGTACAAATCAAATCAGATTGTGATTAGGAATGAATTCGACGATTTCTCGATTCACCCAAGCTTCCATGAGCTTCGAAGAATTTAATGGTTTTCCGAACTTTCCTGCCTTGGCGTATTCACGCAATTGTGGGACAGTTTTGTAAAACTTCTTAAACTTTTTGAATCCAACCCAATCGAAAATCTGGTTATCTACTTCATCTTGTTGTAGATCCAAAATCATCGGTTGTTTTGGTATGCTTTTAGGAGGTGGGAATTGTCCTCGCTTGATCCCCTCTCTGACTGGATCACGGTCCAGAAATGGAGTTAATATGTCCCTAGGTGCCTTAATAAGACACTTATCTTCAACAGTAGCAACAATAGTTGTCTTCTTTCGAAGGAAAAGGAACATATAAATCTCCATATCAGATCGTGTGGGCTCCCTCGTATTTTCTAAACCCAATCCGCCATATCTGTAAGATATGTCCACGGATTGTGGCGTTAGCTTAAGTTGCTTCTTGGCCATATGGACAACAAGTGACTTGTCAAATACTTTAAGAGCCTCAGTCACAGTAAGAGGATCATCGGGCTTCCGATAGAGGCAACGGAATTTTCCAGTTGGCTGAACACTCCACTTACAACCATCTCGTATGAGAAGTTGTGAATTGACAGTGCACCAATCTCCAGAAATATAATTCTTTCCAATTGATGGTATTAGACCCATACTATTTGACACTTTCTTCCAGGATTTAATTCCACGAAGATGTGAAGCAAAAAGTATATCGTCTCCATTAATTAGAGCTTTTATATCATGAAGACTTTCAGCCTTCTGAACCATTCCGATGGTACAGGCATTGGCAATACATAATAATGGGAAAGATAACAAACTTCCCATCAATTGTCCATTCGTTTGAAGTAGGTCAGGTAGACCCGTTTCTTTCGGATATTCAATAATATGTCTGCCACCTTCCTTTTTGATTCTCTCAGACATGTTTTTCGGGAGAACTTTTACAAGTTCCTCGATCATGATTTGAGTTACATCAAAATGGAGGTTGTCTGTCGCTGACTCATAATCTCCTGAAACTAAGAATGGTTTCTTGAGGTCTAGCTGATACAAATCGATATGTTCACCTCTAGTTAATTTGAATATTTCAAATTTTCCTAGGGCTCTGAACATCGCCCTTTGTACGGGTTTTAAGGCCCATGTTTCAGTTTCGCCTTTCGTAATCATACGAATTTTCAGGGGTTCAGGAATGGCACAAGCTCGACACTTAGGTAAACCTGGTGAAGGACGGCTAGGGATTTTGTATCCATAACCATACTCACCAATTTTAGCAACCTGGATAGGTTGAAAGATTTCCGCATATGTGCAGTCATCTAACTTTTCCAGACTTTCTAAGTGTTCAAAATACGTGTTCATTAAATGATCGATAAGTAGAGATTCAAGGTCCTCAATATTTAATTTGAGGCACTTGATGGAAATAATCATTCCATCTCTCCAAACTTGTTGGTCAACTGAATAAATTCGAGTCACTCTATCGTAAGCTGAGATCTTAAACATAGGGGAAATTCTCCTATGGAGTGCATCAACATCACGTATGGTCGAAGAACTTGATACTGTACTATTCGAGCTTAAAAGTAAGAATTCACTAGTGAACTTCTTACCTTTATCCCGAAGGTCTGCCATTGGCAGAACAGTATCAATATTCGAACATATTTGAATTAACTGTTCCTCATCTCTACGAATAGCACTGGTGAAAATATCATCAATCACTGTTACCAGTTGATTACGATATCCATCCCAGTGGTCCGTAGCGATAGATCTGGAATAGGAATTATCATAATTATATCCAAACATCTTACACAATTTATTGGTAATACGTCTGATTATAAATGACTTTCCGACTCCCGGAGGACCGGTTAAGAACAATACACATGGATCTATCCTCGTCTTAGTGGTGAGTCGTCGTAAGCCTCCTTGGAATTTTAAATTTCCTTCGTAGGCCTTACGGCAACCACCCTTATTACGTGGAAAACCTAGGTAACCCTTTTGGGGTGCCAAAGTAGTAGATCCATCATATTGTTTTTGCACTTCCGCAGCGAATTCTCGTGCGTAAGATCTAAGCGATTCTAGAACAGGTAGCGGGGTATTGGTCATAGTGCTCAATACCTTCCTGTGTTTCCTATAAGATTCATCTATAACAGAATCATCGATTTCATTAGAAATAACCTTCGACTGCATTAAATCCCAAAGGATTTTTGCCCGTCGATGAGTATTTACATAATGAGAGCGAAGACGTCTTAAGATGTTATTAGGAAACAGAAAAACCGCATTACCACAGTCTTTAGGTAGTTCCTGGGACATTTCTTTTGAAAAGAAAGTCGCAAGAGACAACTTAAATACTGATGCAAGCTGATCTAGTTCGATTCCCACCATCTGTTGTTGCAGATGATGGAAGATTGAATTAGGTTCCCAGCGCAATCTATTTACTTTACAGAAAATAGATATACACCTTGAAAAACCCTCGATTTGAAATCGACGTCTCAATTCTAAGACGTTTGTTTTGATTTGCTGCTCAGAGTTGCAGCTATCTCGTGTTTTACCCTTTGAACTGTTTTCACTTATTACAGTGGGGACGTTCGTACCATTCGTGAATAATTTTTTATTTTTCATGATTGAAGGGTTACAACTACCGAAGTAGAGGGAATCAAGTAGGAGTGTTAGGAGTATGGAATAATTCCAC